TTGATGTTACATTTTTTATTGGTAATAAATTATATCTAATACCATCACTATCCTTATCTGTCACCGTTTCATAAGGATATAAACCCTTTATCAGTGTGTCTTCTTTATCAATCTCATCTATTGGGATGAATACACTAACCTTTGCATTTGGAACACCAAACCCATTATTTATGGTAACTCTACCAACAATAACACCATAGTCAGAACAAAATTTTCTATACGCATCCTCTTGAGTTATTTTTAATGAAAGTATTTCAATAAAATCAAAATCTTGTTCTAATTTTAATTTTAAATATTTATCACCCCCATTTGGTGTCGTTCTTATTCGTATTGTGTTTGACATTTATTTTTTTTCAATTTCTTCAACATTTAACATAACAACATCATCTTCCGTTAAATCTTTTAATTCATCATAATCTTCTTCTTCTTCTTCTTCTTTATGTTTAAGTGAATTACCTATCGTTAATAATAATTCTTTAACGTCAATATCTTTATTTAAAACAAGTGTTCTGAAAATAAACCATATAATAACTATATTAATAATTGGTAGTAAAACTAACATAAATAAAAACCCAATTATTTTTAAAAAATAATGTATCACAGGTTGTTTATTTTTTTCATTAGACCCATTAGGTTCAATATAACCAACTTCACCTTTCTTACAATTACATCCCATAATATACGTTTTTGTTAAATATTATTTTTAGACAATATAGTTTTTAATCATAAGAAAACCTTATGACTTAACCCTAACTTTAATGTCTGTGTTAGGGAATTTAATTTCAAACATACTAGTTGGTTCACCATATAAAGTAAAGTCACTAGAAACATCTATTTGTTTTGTTGCAGTATCAATATATGGTTGTGATGTCTCATTAAGACTATAATCATCACCCACTTTATTATATACTCTCAAATCTATTACGTTTAAAACACCACCAACATTATTAATCGTTTCAATTAAGTTGGCCATGTAAATATTATCACCCATTTGAAAATTACTTATATTCAAATAATCCTGTATGTCAGATATAACTTCTGAAGTTATTTGTGATTGTGGAACTTTATTATCAATAAATAAATCAACCTCAAACGCTAAATTTATTATTCTACCATTTGATATTTGAACATAATCATTTAACATTCTATAGTCAGCTAAATAGGTTGCTATATTATCCCTAAGAGTACTAGTTGATGAGTTTGTTAGTTTAGTGTTAGAATCTAATCCTAATATATATGTTTTAACTTTATTCTGTTCTTCAAAAACACCACATCTAAATGGTACTCCGAATTCACCTGGCATTAAACTAATTCTACTTTGATAATCTTTAATTGTTACAGCTCTATTTTGTGCTGAGAAATTATATTTTACTAAATTTCTTACTTCGTTAACACTTGGCTCATCCCTACCACCTAATGCTGGGAAAGCGTTATTAACTTTTAATGATGTTCTTACAGCATTATTAGTGGTTGCGTTAGCACCATTAACCGTCATATTTATAACACCTAAAGATGTTAATACATTTGGTCCTATATTACTATCGGCACCCCCACCGACCCTATATTTTATAAACATAGTAGTGTTAGCTGTTGGTACTTCACCAAGAGCCATGTTATTTATAAAATCACCTATTTGATTTACCAAAGCTGTATTTGTATCGAAATCACAAAGACTACTAGTATCTTTATTACCACCACCTAGTGTTAGTTTAGTGAAACCTAAATCAGTATATTCACGGATGAATTTTTTCGTTACTGACACCCATTTTCCTGGTCTTATACCAGCATTATCACTAACCTTTTGGTTATCACTAATAAAAACCTTATCTTCAGCTAGAGCATCCATTTCGAACCATCTATTATCTATATCTAGAAACTCATCAATACTTGGTTCTGTTGTAAAATTAGTCCCATCTTTAGTTATAATTGAAGTGACTGATAAGACATTATCTTCTGGTAATACAATTTCTAAAAATGGTCTAACATCACTTGCAGTTATAACTCTTTTAAATACTTTTGTGAATCCATTAATAACTATTTCTCTTTTTATAAGTGTATAATTAATTAACACACCATTTGAATTAAAGTTAGGTATGATAAGTCTATTTGGTATACCACCAATAGTGAATGGGCTAGTGAAATCAATATCGTTTGTTGCTTCAAACACCTTACCAGCACCTGTTGCTTGAGAACCAGCCCTAATCAATGGTGCATATGAAATATCAAATGTATCACCTAACACTGGAACCGTAACTGAAAAATCAGCAATCGTTATGCTAGGTCTTTTTCCTGGAATATGTAAACTAAAGGTTCTAGCCATAGATAGTACTGATTTTCTTTCTTGAGCGTAGTCTATTTGAGTCTCTTGAAACATTCTATCCGTGTTATATGAAAGCATATCACCAACGGCAGCGTTTAATTCAAGAAGCATCATACCAACACTCGCATCGTTAAAGTCATTAAAAATATCTGGATAGTATTGTTTAACCATATTAACCAAGTCGCTGCGAATATCTGCGAAGGACCTAGATGTGTAATTGATTCCCGTATTTGCCATATTAATTTATTTTTAAAATTTCTTCACCATTTTCATTTAATCTAATAAAACCACATTTTAAGTGTTCTATTATTTCACTTTGGCGTTTATTATCCTTATCTTGTTGTTTATTGTGATATTTCTCATCAAACTCTAAAACAACATTTTTATCTATATCATACCCATCAACCCAATAACCTAACTCTTTAATATAAAACTCACCACCATTTTCAGCGTGTTTAAAATTATAATCATATTCAACCCCATATTTTTCAATAATAGGGATTGACTTTTTATTATAAAATGGAGTTACTTGATTACCATTAAAGTGAGCCAATTCAATTCTTTTTATATGTGACAATCTTAATTTTCTCTTGGTTTCTTTTGATATTGGTCTAATTTTCATAACTTCTGATATAGACCTAGTTATACCAAGTTTATTTAATGTTTTCCAAACTTTATATTGACTACAACCTAATTTTTCACCTATCTTATATGAATCTAATTTATCAGAAAGATATAACTTTTTAATTAACTCACTATCTAAATCAAAGCTATTATGAACACCTTCCCTATCGCACTTAATTATTTGAGCTTCTGATTTATTTCTATTAAAACCATATTCTACTAACCTTTTATGAACGGTATCAACACTACATTTTAGTTCTTTACTAACCATACTTATAGATTTATTTTCTATAACGTATTTTTGATATAATACGCTTTTATCAATATTTATTGTTCTTTCACTCATTAAAGTTTAATTATTATGAAATCTGATGTGGTAAATACATCATCTGTTATTGTATAATCCATTCTAACAACAGCAGCATAATCACTTTCTGTTGATTGTTCTACTGATATATCAGTGATTTGTAGTTTTGGTAAATATTTTTTAACAACGGTTGTAATCTCCTCTTTTATCTTATTAAGAGTAAGCCCATCTTCTGGTTCGAAAATAAATCTTAATAAATCAGTCCCAAAATCTGGGTTGTAAAGCCTTTGACCCCTCCTTGTTAATATTAAGTGCATTAGGTCAGCTTTAATGGCTGAAGCATCATCTGAATTCAAATCCAAGAAAAATCCTTTGTGAGAGTCTTTGAAGGGATAATTTATATTTATGTATTTACCTTTAGCCATATTACATAAATATAATACTAAACTATTTTTGTAAGTAAATAAGCAAATAAGCAAATAAAAAAGACCCTTACGGGTCTCTTTACTCTAAATTATAGGTTAAATTTAGTGTGTCTTTAGGTCCTTCTTATTGAAGTCAATCTCACACGCCCCACCAGCACAAGCTGCCTCTCCAGACAAATTTGTATTATCTGTTAATTCCACCACTTGGGTTAAGTCTATATTTGATAGTGATTTCATCATTTCCTCGTATTTCTCTTTTGAGCAATCAGTGAAAGGTGCTTGGATATAATTACCTCCATCGTATGGTAATACTGATATACCATTAAATGTATCTCTATTAGCCCACATCCATTCACCAACAGATGGCCATTCATTAACCTTGTATATCACATTTCCATCACTGTCCCTTCTATCTTCCATTACTGGTTGACCGTGTGCGTCTAGCAATTTAATAGCGTTTTCATCTAGTTTAGAGACCTTTTCAGCCTTCTTCTTGATGGAAACGGTTACTGATACGTTATGTGAATTTTGACCGTCTCTATGTCCTGTTTTAACCCAACTAGTATTGAAGGTTTTAACACGGCTTAGTAAATCCATCGGTGATTCAAATCTGAATATAGAACCTTCAGGTGCTTTTACTGGAACTGATATAACAGCTTGTTCTTTTGGTTTAAAATACTCATCTTCCACTAATTCTGGGTGATGTGTCAATAAATAACTATAAATAGCCTCGTTTTTACCAACACGAATTCTTCTAATATAATAATCATTATGCCAAGCATGTATCCCAGATGATGTTCCTAACACCAATGATGATGTTCCAGAAGGTTTAACTGTTGTTGTTCTAGCTGCTTTATTGATTCCGATTAACTTAGCTACTCTTGCGTTTTCTTTTAACACAACCTTAGCCGCTGCTTCTAAATCATAGTTCAATATTACACCAGAACCAATACCAGTCATTCCTACACCAACTAACGCATCTTTCTCAGTTGTACGTTTCCATATATCTCTAAGATAATGAAAATCAGTATATCCAGCTTGTAATGTTCCAATCAGTGTAGCTGCTTTGACTCTAACCTCAAGGTCTTCTTGTGATTCAAGATTAGACGCATTTATCTCACATAGATTACAAAATTGATATGGTCTTAAGGCGATTTCACAACAAGGGTTTGTCCCCCAATCTTTATCGTTAGAAAAATAAACACCAGGCTCACCAGAACCACTCTCTTCAATTTTTTTCCATAGGTCGAAGAAATTTTGTTCTGTAATTTTATGTCTAAGTATAACAACCGAGTTATTAGCTCTACCTCTTTGTGGGTTAAGTTCCCACCAAGCACCAAACTTACATGATAACATTTCTTCATCATCAAATGAAAATAAGGAAATCAACGCTGCTCTACGAATACCACCAGTTAATACAGCATCAGCTATAAAACAAATAATATCATGACACTCCAATGGTGTTAATTTATCACCATCTTTTTTATTATCTAAAATCTTTTTTATATTATGAACACAATCTTTAAGTGGTTGAGGTCCAGGAGCTTTACCACCACTAGTTACCAATAACGCACCTTTATGTCTAATATCTGAATAATCAAAATCTGGGGTTGATAAGCCTTCAAAATAAGACCTCATGAGTGTTTTAATCGTGTCAGCCCAACCCTCTATTGAATCACCTATTAAAAATCTTCTAGACCTAGTTGGATTTGGTTTTCTAATTTCTGGTAAATCTTCTATATGGTGTTTTTGTACTGAGTATCCAACACCAGTTCCACCTAGTAATAGAAACATCGTTTCACTAAATGCTCTCCAATCATCTATTGGTAAATATGCACAATTATAAATTCTATTGGGGCTAATATCAATTGGTTTACCACCGAATTGTAGTGAACGCATTGATGGTAACACTTTTTTATCATAAACATATTTATAGGCATCCTCTATTTCATCTTTCAAAAGTGGATACTTCTTCTGATGCATTTCTTTGTTTCTACTTACTAATTCAAACCATGTTTCTCTTCTTTTTATTGTTGGCATATACTTAGCATATTTCATATGCACTGTTATGTCCGATAAAATACTAGTTGATAAATCCATACATCATTAAAAAATTAATTGATTAATTGTTATTATTATTTGTGTTAGGTAAAACTCCTTCATTTGGATTAATTAATCCAGAATCAAGCACTTTCTTTCTATTCATAGCCGCCTCCATAACTTGATTTGTTCTATTTTGGTCTTGTATTTGAACACCCTTTTTATAATCTTGTTGTGTTTTAGCACCACTACTATCACCCATATCAATTTGAATAGTTGCATTATCAAATTTAATATCTTGCATTATCAAACCATCTTTACCAAAACGAGATTTAAGAATAGCCATTGTAGCTGTTCCATCATTTTTTTGGTCTAGTGATTTAGCAATAGATACAATAAAGTGACCTATCATTCCCTTTTTAATTGAACCAGCCATTTGGTCTGCCTCTACTACTAAAGCTTTAATAGAACTTCTATTACCTTGAACCGCTGTCCATCCAGCAATATCTAATTCTGATAACATAGTTTCAAATTGTCTCATAATAGTACCCTCACCAATATTAGCATCATCAAAATGTTGTGATGTTTGTACACAATCAATATAGTCTAGTAAAACAATATCTGGTTTAAAACCTTGAGCTGTTAATTTTCTAATATATTGTCTAATGATTGGTATTGTAGTACCATCACTTGGGAATTTTTTAAGTTTCAATATCCCCTTACCTTCTTTGGTTGATGTGCTCATATTATTACACATTTTAATCAATTCTTCTTTGTGTAGGGTTAAAGAATTTAAATCAATCTTAGACCAACAAGCTAAATGTTTTCGTTGAATTACTTTAGGATTATCTTCAAAAAATATTTGTAAAACTTTATTACCATCATTCATAGCTGTGTTTGCTATTTTAGTAATCATTGTTGTTTTACCGACACCGAATGGTGCTAATATAACCGCTAACTCACCTTTGGATAATCCACCATCCATTATACTATCCAAACCAGATATACCTGTTCTAATTGGTTTTCTAAAATCATCAGCTAAAACAGCTTCGATATCATCTAAAACATCAAAACCATCATCCTTCATATCTCCATATTCTAACGCTTTCCTTAATAAGGTCTCACATTTTTCATATTCATCAAGATTACCCCTTTCAACTATTTTATTTATTTCTAATAAGGTTTTTTTTAATTCTTGTTGCTTACAAAATTTCATTGCGGTATCCTGAACCCATAGTGTATCATTTAGGTTAGCATCCTTAATCTTACTCAGCACATCTAAAGCGTATTTTCTTTGGTGAACATCGGTTATTTCTTCTAATAACCTAGATTCCAAACTTCCCATATCTGGAACCACATCATACACTTTTTTAGCCTCCTTAATTGTAGCGGAAATAACCCTTAACCACGGGTCCACAAAGTAATTAGGGTTTATAATATCTATTATTGTATTTGCAAATTTTCTATCGGTAAGTATCTGTAGTAATAATCTTAATTGATAATCATAACCCAAATATTCTAAATTGTTTTTATCTATTTTTTCCATTTTTTATCTTAAAAAAAGATGAAATATCCCTTTCAGTAATAACACTGATTGTTATATTATCTTTAATATTTATTAATAATTTTTCTTACTATTTCCTATTACAACACTTGTAATAATAAATATCTTAAACTGTTGGAATCGCCTCTAGTTTTGTATAATTTTTTTTACTTAAATAATCTCTTATTTCAGCCATAATAGAAGGGATAATTCCCTTTATATCCACAGCATACCTAACTTTAGGTTGGAAAAAGTTACCAGAGAAATAACTACTTGCCACAACATTTTTATCAACCTTAATTTCAAATTGAAAATCATCTATTTTATCGAAAATATTTTTCGCACCTTCTTCATTTTTAATATAATATGGGTTATAATTTTCCCATAGGTAATTAATTGATTTATCCTTTAATTGTCTAGGTATAATACCTAAACTACCAAAATCATCATTGTTCATACTAGTGATGTTATCAAGTAACTCTTTCATTTCGTAAGAGTTAAGTGAATCCTCATTATAATCACGGATATTAAAATATCTCTGACATATAATATGGTTGTTAATGTAAAGGACGAATTCGAATCTTTGTTCTTCTATCTTCTTAAATGAATTGAAGGTTGTTAATGTTTTTGCTTGATTTGTCATTGGTGGTTTAGTTATTTAATTGTTAATTTCCCTATCGATTAGTTTTTTGAATGGTAATAGATACTCTGGATATCTATTATTACCTATTGTTCTATCTAACCCATCT